ATGCAGTATGTTCCTATCGGTGGGCGCGTCTTTGTGGGTTATGGTTTCCGAAATAGCAAAGCCGCTAAATAGGTTCCATATCCCCGCGCTGTTGAGCTGTCCGGCTATCTGGTCAGTAAAAGGCAGTACCACGTTATTCCAAACGTATCCGTTTGCCGTAACGTCCAAGGCACCGAAGCCGTCGGCTGCGCTTAACGTGGTAACGCGGTTGCCGTTGACTACCTCGCGGCTGCCAATATCCGGTATAAAAACGCCCGTCCAAAGCATTGAGCTAGCGCCTAGGTCGTTGAGCGCGTTGGTAACGCACGTGCCGCCCTCCACTACTCCGCCCTGCCCTAGGACGTAGCTTTGGTAAGTGTCCTGTAAAGTAGCGCCTGCCTGCTTGTCGTATACCTTGGTGAACCAAAAGCTAGCGCTGTCGTAATTGAGCGAAATTAAAGGGATAAAAGGCGTAGGGCCGTCAAGTCCTTGGAGGTCTAGCTGGCTGGGTACTATGCCCGGCTGGAAGCGGTCTAGTCCTTCGTAACGTATGGCCCAATCCACTACGGTAAATTCTTCCGGCTGGAAGGAAGGGCTAGGCGAAAAAGGCGGGTCGCCCGCCCATATCTCAAACCTATGCCCGTAGGTTTCCGCGTAGTGTGTTAAGAGGTCAGCCACCTATCCGAGAAATATCAATGCCGCTCCGGCTGTTAGATACAAAGATATCATTCCCACGCAGAACGGTGCGCCCTGCACCTCCACCTGTTGTAGTTAAAGCTCCAGGGGCAAAACTGGCAAAGTTCAGTTGGTCGCTTCCGAAGCCACCCATTTGCTTATACACGCCTTGAAAAACTTGCCCAAAACTAGCTCCTTTCAAGCCTGGTATTCCTAGGCTTTTTAATATAACGGATAGAACTGCGGCGGCTGCAATAGTCGCTACTATTTGCTGCACCATCTTTTTAAGGCCGTCTATAAACGTCTTAAAAAAGCTTTCTCCATTGGTTAGGGCTGCATTAAAACTATCTTGTAATACTTGCCCTAACGTGCCCGCTAAGTCGTGGAAAATACCTAATTTCTCCGAGCTGTATTCCCAAGCGGTAGATAAGGTATTGACTTGCTCTGTTGCTCTTTTAACTATATTTCCAGTTTCAATAAGGGTCACGTTCATTTCACGTAAGCCCTTAACTGCTATTTCTACCTTTTCGGCTTTTGGCAGTACCTTTTCCGGGTTGGTGAGCTTGCTTATTTGGTCTTGCAGCTTTTGTATTTCGCTACGCAGTTCGCGGAAGCGTCCGGTAGTTACGTCCGTTTCTTCAAACTCCTTTTGTAGCTCTGCCAGCTTTTCCTTTAATCCGCCAAGCGTGGTAATGCTTTTGCTTACGGTTGGATTAAATTTCTCGTAAATGCGTGCTACGTCGTCCAGTGCCCACTTTTGGTCTTGGAGGGCCTGGTTAATATCCAGCATAGCGTTAGCAAAGCTTCCGCTACCCTGCGACTTAAACACTCCGCTAACTGCCGACTTTGCTACTTGGGTAACGAAATTTAAGTTAGCTGCATAGTCCAGCAAAGCTTCGGCACCGGCATAGATACCTTTGGTTTGCTCGTTGATTGCCTTGCCTATTTGGGCTTTTGCGTTTTCCCACTTGGCTGCCAGTTGCCCGGTTTTGGTAGTGGTGTCGTCTATGCTGGTTCCCATCTTACCCAGTTCTTCCTGGGCAATAGAGCTAACTGCTTTGGTAACGTCTGCGATACTAGCCATTTCCACGGAAACGCCTCCCAGCCTTTCACGCAGTTGGATAGCCGAAATACCAAGGTTATCTAAGATTAGCGGCGACTTACGGCCAATACCGGTTACAATAGAATTAGTAAGGAAGTCTACCTCTTGCCCGGTTTCTTTGGCGCGCTGTTGGGCAAAGGCAAAAAGGTCGCCAAGTTCCTGGATTGGTATTCCAAGGTTTCCAGCCGTTACAGCTTGCTGTAATAGCTTAACGTCGGATACCATACCCTTGGTAGACTTGCGCAAGGTTTCCAAGTCGGCAGCGTCACCGAAGCGCCTAAAGCCCTGCTCGGCAGCTACCAGCTGGTCGCCTAGTTTTACCGCCTCTATGGCAAAGTCTTGAATAAGACCGACGGCAAAAGTGGCTCCAATTACGTTACCTATGTTTTGTATGTTCTTGGATAGCGCTTGTAGGTCGCGATCCATATTGCGGATACCATTGCGAAACTCACGGGTATCTATCCCGAAAAGTAACCTACTTACTATTGTGTCCGCCATCTTTTGCTATCTTAAAAAGCTCACGGATACCGGAGCTGTATTTTTCGTCGTCAAACCTAAAAAAGTCGGTAGGCTTAACGCCCGACCGCTTTGCATTGCCGCTAAAGTTTGCCACTATTGTAGCGTGCCAGCGGGTGCGCTTCCATTCGTCCTTTACGCCCTCCGTGTAGGCTTCTAGCACCGCCTCTACCTCGTCGCTTGTTAAGCTTAAAGCATCGGCTTTGTTTATACCTACGCGCCCCATTAGGAGGCCCAGCAATTTTACTGGGCCTCCGTCGGGAAAAAAGGGGCGTTGAGTAACGCCGGGAGCTCGTTTACGTTAATGGCGCCCATCTCCAAGGTAAACGCTTCCAAGGTAGGCCGGTCGGTTTGGTTCCAGTATTTTTGCGCATAGAGCAAAATTACCGTTTCCCTCAAACCCAAACCGTCGCCGAGCTCGGCCATCTTTTTACCGCTTAACTCTTCAAATAATAACGCCGCTCCCAGCGTAAACTTAATGCCCTTTTCCATTAAATAGTTGATTTCAGCAAAGCATTAGAGCCTTGCAAGTTGAAAGTAAAGGTACCGTTGTCTTTGTCCGGCTGTGAGCTGGAGAAAGAAATAAGCACGGCAGTACCGTCTAGCTTGGATTCTCCAGTAACCGGAGTAACCGTACCAGCTGCGCAAGGGGCCAAACGCACCCAAACGGTAGTACCTACCAAGTCGTACAGTTCGTCCGGGTTCCACTTGCTAGCGTCGTCGTCGCCAAAGATAGCGGTACCGGTGGCAGTCCAGCTTTTAGCGTTCTGCGTGAAGGTGCGCCATACTGCGTTATCCTTGCTAGTGGTTTCACGGGTATCAGCTGTAATTTCAAAGCTGCATTCCGTTTCATTGGCTAGACCTTTGTAGGTCGTGCCGTCGGTGCTCAATAGTACGCGAAATTCGGTACCGGAATTGGTTGCCATAGTTAGGTAGTTTTAATGGTAAATGTAAAGTCTGCGGCCAGGATTACAGTTTCTTCGTCCTGGTTGTAAAGCGTTTGAAGGTTGGTAAGCCACGCCGAAAGGTACGCAGCATTGCCGTTTGCGGCAAGGTAGTCGCGCACGCTTTGCAGTATCGTTTGTGCCGTATCTGCGTCGGTATGGTAAATGTAAAGCTGGGCGTTTGCGTCCTGCATCTTGTAACCGTCTTTGGTTTCGGTTACGTCTACGCTGTCCAGTTGTATTACAATATGGTTCGCTGTGGTTCCTTGTGGGGCTGCCATAGCGTATACAGGTAGTGCCTGGGCAGCTAGCAAAGCGTCGCGGATTATTTTTAGGTAATTCATTTGAACGCCTGCCTCATTGATTTTTGAAAATGCCGGGTACCTACGCGGTCAATTTTGCCGCGGCTTTGTGCCCCTTCCTTTTCCCACGCCTTGCCCATATAGTCTTTGGCTTCGTAAAACTTGGAGCCGAATAGTTGCATAAAAGGGTAAGCCTGGCGGTCGCCAGTTATTGAAGGTACGCGGGTAGGCCCGACCCAAACGCCTATCTGGTCGCGCCATACTTTTACGCGGGCGCGGGTTATCTTAATGCTTTTCCAAAGATTGCGGCTGCCTGGTTTCTTAACGTCTGCGTAAGCTTCCTGCCGGGCAGCATTTCGCACCGGCGTAGCTTCCGCTCGTAGCTCTTTGTAAAGTTCCTGTATGCGGATTTTCTCTGGAGCGTTACGCAAGTCCTTCATAAGCTTATCAAAGCCTTGTATACCATTTTTAGGCATTGTCTTTGAGGCGGCTTTTAATTAGTGTGTACCGGCGGCGACCTTCTGGGAGGGCGCTAATAACCTCATAACGCTGGCCGTTGTGGTCAAGCTCCCAGCTGCCTAGTACGTCGGTGCGGTAACGCACGCGCCACAACACTACGGCGGAGCTTTGCATCTGGTCGCTTACAAAAGCCTCCGTGCCTGCTTGCTCGTTAATTACCAGCTGTGCGTAACAAGTGCCAGCGCTCGCGAAGGAACGCAGCACCTGCCCGCTGTTGTTTGTGGTAACGGTGGGTGAGTAGAGGGTAATGCGGCGGTCTAACGTCACAGAGTGTTTTTGTAACGAAATAGGACGCGGTCAAAAAAGCGCGGGGTAGCCTGCGGCAAGTCGTCGCCGTAGTCGTATCCGTACTTTACACGCTGGTAGATAGCGTGTATAATGTCTTTAGGAGTGTTAGCACCGTAACCGGCTGCGTAAACTACCTCCAATTTGTCGCCCTCAATAGAAGGCGTTAGAACGCCGTTTAGTAGCGTGTACTCCGTATCGGCCACGTCGTCTACCTTAACGTGCGTAATAGCACCGAGGGGCCAAAAGGGCAGAGTGTAATACTCTGCCCAGTTGGTTACCACGGTTACCGTTGCCGTACCTACGACCACCTGCGCGTAGCTCAAAGCTTCCTCACAAGCTGCGTTGTAAAGGAAAGTTAAAAGGCTATCATCTGCCGAGGTATCTACTCGGCAAAAAGCTTTTACCTCTGTGAGGTTAATAGCTGCGGGGGTGTAGTTGGCGGTAGTCATTTAGATCGTTACGTCGTCAGCGATTACGAAGGACTTTTGACGCAGGATAGCAATATCCATAAAGCGCTCCACGTAGATACGAACGGTTGAGCTCAACATTTCGGTGTAAGGGTCTACCAACAAAGTGGCACCGCCCCAGAAACCGATTTGTACGTCCTCAAAATTACCGAACAAAATACCGTAAGTGTCGGGCGTGCCGGTGGTCTTTTTGCTCAACGTAGTGCTGTAGATATTGTAGCCGTTTGCAGTTTGAACTGGATCAAGCATACCCTCAACGAGGAAGCGGCCGGAGCCAGCGTCTACCTTGGTCTTTTTCAATTTGGCGACTACGTTCGGGTGCGTAACGTAACCCAGGCGGCCGTTCAAAGCGTTGTTTGCAGCCAGCAAAGCCTCCATATCTACCAAGTCGTCATAAGAGATAGCTCCCAAAGCCAAGTCCTGGGCAGTACCGTTCAAAGCGGTGTAGATACCTGTAGGCTGGTTAGAGCTTCCAGTTCCTACCAATACGGCAGCTTCCAAACCTTTGTTAAAGGATTGGTTCAGTTGGTTAACCATACGAGCTTGGATACCTTGGCTGTACTCCTGTGCCAAAAGCTGGTTAGATACAGCGGCAGCAATTACGGCGCGCTTGGGGCTCATCGTAATAGTAGAGAAAGTCAAGTCCTGTGCGGAAGCTGCGCCAGTTTCAGTATTCCAGTTAAGGGTATAGTCCGTGTCCTGTACAGGGAACTGTACATTTCCTACCAAATTCTCGGCTACGGAGCAAAGGCCCAGCATTGGAGTGTTCGGGTACAGGAAGTCAACGTAACGTCCTGGGTCGGTATAGACCAAGTCGCCACCCAAGTTACCGCCGGTTCCGCCGGTTACGGTGTTGGTACGCATTTCCTTGTTAAGGAAGTCGGGCAAGTGGATAGCGCCCATCTGTGCGTCGCGGGTGTCCAAGCCTAAGCGGCGGCGCTCGGCAAGTCCTTCCTGGTTCATCTCGGCTTCCACTCCGGTAAGCTTACCGGTGCGGGCTTCGCGAATAGCCTTAACAATGTTAAAGCGTGCCATATCGCGCTTTTGTGAGGAGCTCAAACCTCCGGCCAAGGCCGAAGCGTCCACTCCAGCTGCGGGGTTTTCCGCAGATTCTTGAATTGGGTCCATATTATTGGGGGTTAAAATTTCGGTTTGTTCGGGTTCTACCGCCTCGGCCGCCAGGGCGCTCTCCAGGCTTCGCATCGCCACAGCGGTAGAGGGGTTTGCCCCGCGCGGCGTGAGGCTAATATCGTAGATTTCGGCGACCTCGGTAATTACGCGGGTGGGCTTTTCGCCCTTCACGTTTTCCCAGCGTTCGCTTTTTACGGTGAATGCCCAGCTGGCTTGGTCTAGGTCGCCGCGCTCAATTAGGGTACGGGCTTCCTTTCCGGTGTTTGTTTCGGGGGCGCTAAACTCAAAGT